GAGAATCTAAATTAACCTCTGCTAAAACAGCAAGAGATCCTAACTCTAGAATAAACAAGTCCTTACGGGCTTGGGATTGTAGTTGTAGATGAAAAAGAAAGTAGCATTTTGGGATAAGAAGAACCCTAAGAAAACTTCTAAGAAATTAACGCCAGCACAAAAGAGTGCTGCTAAAGCAAAGGCTAAGGCTGCTGGTAGACCTTATCCAAATCTAGTAGATAACGCAGCAGTAGCTAAAAAATCTAAAAAGAAGTGAGGTAGCAGGTGGCAACAGGAGTATCAGGCACAACATTATTAGCAGAATTAAATCGCCTAGCAAATGGTGGCACCTACCGAGCATCTTCAGCAATGGTTGGTGAAGCACTTGCTGCTCGCCAGTGGGCTGTGCAAAGATCAATAACTACTAACCTTACAGATACTGTAGGTGTATTAAATGCTATTGATAGTCGTACTGATTCTAATAAATTCCTTGACTACAGTGGTATCTGTAATGCTCTAGCATCTACTACTGGATTACCAGCAGCACAAGCTCTGAGAGCGATCTCAACTTGAGTGCTAAATATAACCTAGTCTGCGATCAGGCTACAACATTTAATTTTCAATTTAGTATTAATAACGATAACGTTCTATTAAACCTGACAGGATATACAGGTACTATGACGGTACGCCCATTTGTTGGCGCTACTACTACAACTGTTGTCGCAAGTACTGCTAATGGCAGAATGGTTTTAGGCGGAGCATTAGGTACTGTAACCGTAACTTTAGATGCAACAACTACTGGTGCTATCGGTGCGGGAAGATACGCATACGATCTAGTATTAGATTCTGGTGCAACTGTAACAAGATATCTAGAAGGTAAATTTATAGTGACGGGAGCTGTGACTCAATAATGTCAGAAACCGTAATTGTTATAGAGCAAATCACACCACAGGTTGGTGTAACTTTTTCAAGTGATCAAGGACCACAAGGTGGTCAAGGTGTCACAGGACCTACCGGTCCTACTGGTTCAACAGGAGCCACTGGTGCTACGGGAGCCACAGGCTCTACGGGTGCAACAGGTGCCACAGGTGCAACAGGTAGTACAGGTTCAACGGGTCCAACTGGTCCACAAGGATCTACAGGCCCAACAGGAGCTACTGGTGCTACAGGATCTACTGGCAACACAGGAGATACGGGTGCTACAGGCCCTACAGGGGCCACTGGAGCCACTGGAAGCACAGGAGCTACTGGAAGTACTGGACCAACAGGAAGTACAGGCTCTACTGGCGCGACAGGCGCTACTGGTCCAACGGGTGATACTGGTTCAACTGGTAATACAGGACCGACAGGTCCAACAGGTGCAACGGGAGCGACTGGAGCAACGGGTTCTACAGGTCCAACTGGACCTACTGGTGCTACTGGATCTACCGGAGCAACGGGTGCTGGTGGAACATTAGGTTATTGGGGTTCTTTTTGGTCAACCCAAGATCAAGTAGCGGCAAACACAACAACTGCTTACCCAATTACTTACAATAATACTGATCCAAATTCTAATGGTGTAAGTATTGTTTCTAACTCACGACTTACATTTGCGTATGCAGGTGTTTATGATATTCAATTTTCTGCTCAGGCTGACAGAGTATCTGGTAGTGGAACTGACACTGTTGATATCTGGTTCCGTAAAAATGGAACCGACATCGCAGATAGCAATACTGTTGTAACTGTTTCAGGTGGCGCAGCAGCAGCTAAAACAGTTGCTGCTTGGAATTATATGGTTGAACTTAACGCCAACGATTATATTGAATTGGTATGGCGAACATCTGATACAAATTTAGAATTAGTTGCAGATGTTGCAGGAACAAGCCCTACTAGACCAGCAGTTCCTAGCGTCATTCTTACAGCCTCTCAAGTTATGTATACACAACTTGGACCAACAGGAGCTACTGGTTCCACAGGTGCTACTGGATCTACCGGTCCAACAGGACCAACTGGTGCTACGGGTGATACAGGTGCAACTGGTCCTACTGGTGCTACGGGTGCGACTGGTTCAAATGGTGTAACAGGTCCAACAGGACCTACGGGTGCAACAGGAGATACAGGACCAACTGGTGCTAATGGTGCAACTGGTCCAACTGGTCCGACAGGAGCTACCGGTGATACAGGTGCAACTGGACCTACCGGTCCAACTGGACCAACGGGTGCAACAGGAGCAAGTGGTGCAACAGGTGCAACAGGTGCAACAGGTGCAACAGGTGCAACAGGTGCAACAGGTGCAACAGGTGCAACAGGTGCAACAGGTAATTTTAGTAGTGCATATTCCAGTGATTCTAAAGTTGCTTCATATACTTTAGTACTTGCAGATGCTGGCAAAATTATAGAAATGAATGTTGCTTCTGCTAACAATTTAACAGTTCCTCTTAATTCATCTCAAGCATTTGCAGTTGGAGCAAACATAACAATTCTTCAAACTGGCGCTGGTCAAACTACAATAGTAGCAACAGGTGGTGTCACTGTTAATTCTACTCCTGGCTTAAAACTTAGAGCGCAATGGTCTAGTGCAACTTTAATTAAAAGAGCAACTGATACTTGGGTTGCGATAGGAGATTTGGTTTCCTAATGCCTTTTCCTGCTGGAATTTTAGGTGGTGCTAACAACCAAGCAATAAGAGCAACTGGTGGCACTACTACCAATATAACTGGATTTAAAGTCCACTCTTTTACTACTGTTGGTACTACTAGTTTTGATATTGCAAAAGGTATTGGCACTGTAAATTGCTTGGTAATAGCTGGCGGTGCTAGTGGCGCTAGATATGACACAAATGGCGCAGGTGGCGGTGGCGCTGGTGGGTATTTAGAAGGAGATAAAAATTTAACAGTAGGTTCTTTTACAGTAACTGTAGGCGCTGGTGGAGCAGTAAGAACTGGCGCTAATCAAGCAGGAGAAAATGGTGGAAATTCTGTTTTTGATAATGCAACTGCACTTGGCGGTGGTGGTGGCGGTGCTAGTGGCGTTGGTCTTTCAGGTGGATCTGGCGGTGGTGGCGGAAACAACTCAAATGGTGGTGCAGCAACTCAAGGAAACTCTGGTGGATTAACTGGTTATGGTGGAGCTGGAAGAAATGATAATAGCGGTGGCGGTAACGCAGGTGCTGGTGGTGGGGCAAGTGGTAATACCCCACCTTTAGGACCAACAAGTTTTGGAGCAGCAGGTCGTGCTAGTTCTATAACTGGTACTTCAGTAACATATTCCAGAGGTGGCGGAGTAAATTATGCTTATAATATTTCCCCTGGTACAAGTGGTGCAGCGAATACTGGAGATGGTGGAATGGGAATGTATCAAGCAAATTCAGGCGCTGGTGGTTCAGGTGTTGTAATTGTAAGATATGTACTATAAAGGAATGTAATGGCATATTTTGCGGAAATAGATGAAAACAATATTGTTAAACAAGTAGTAGTTATTCCTGATGAACAAGAATATCGCGGCCAAGTTTTTCTTTCAAGCGATTTAAAATTAGGTGGTAGATGGATTAAAACTTCTTACGATCACAAATTCCGTAAGCAGTATGCAGAAATTGGATTTTCTTATAATGAGGCATCTGATGTTTTTGTTGCACCTCAACCTTTCCCTTCGTGGACATTAAATGAAAGCCACGACTGGCAAGCTCCTAAGCCTAAACCAGAAGGTAATATGATATATTCTTGGAATGAAGAGATCCTTGATTGGGATGTAACAGATAGATATTTATGAGAATCGCCGTATATACAATTGCCCTTAATGAAGAGAAGCACGTTAAGAGATGGTTTGATTCAGCTAAAGATGCAGACTACCTACTAATAGCAGATACTGGTTCAACAGATAAGACAGTAGAGATTGCTGAGTCTTTAGGTATTAATGTTATAAAGATTAAGATAGATCCTTGGAGATTTGATGATGCTCGTAACGCATCCCTTGCTGCAATACCAGGATATATTGATTACTGCATAGCACTAGATATGGATGAGGTGCTAGTAAAAGGTTGGAAGAAAGATTTACCTAAAGCTCTAGAGGCTGGTGTTACTAGACCAATATATAATTATGTTTATGGTTGGGATGAAAATGGTAAACCAGATTTAAACTTTGATGGTATTAAAATCCACGCCCGTAGAGGATATAGATGGAAGTTTCCAATACACGAGGCAGTATCTCCTTATAAGATTCCTGAAGTTAGAGCAAGAATAGATTTAACAATACATCACTTCCAAGATAAAGAAAAGTCTAGAGAACAATACCTAGATATGCTTGAGATGGCAGTAGATGAAGATCCAAAATGTTCTCGTAGTCTTTACTATCTTGGTAGAGAGTATTACTACAAACAAAGATACTATGACTCATTACAAACTTTAAAAAGATATTTAGAACAATCTGAGTTCAAAGCAGAGAGATCTTATGCACTGCGAATGATGGCTAAGTGTGATCCTGATAATGCTGAGAAACATTTAGAGCAATCAATAGCGGAGTGTACTAGTAGAGAATCAGTATTGGCACTAGCTAATCATTACTATCAACAGATGCAGTGGCCTGAGTGTTTTAGAACTGCAACAAGAGCGCTAGGTATAACTGAGAAGCAAACAGATTTTATGGCTGAAGGTTGGGCTTGGGGACATATGGCTGATGATCTAGTAGCAATAGCAGCCTGGCAATTAGGTGAATGGAAGACTGCAATAGAGCACGGTGAGAAAGCACTAGCTTTCAGCCCAGATGATGAAAGATTACAAACTAATTTAAAACACTACAGAGAGAAGATGAATGAGCACTCTTAACGATATGGTAGATGAGATAAAGTCTAACCTACAAGGCTATACCTTGCGACAAGATCGTATCAGTAATGTGGCTAACCCTGCCGGTCTAACCACAACCAGCACTGCTATCACTCTCGGTACTAGCGCAAATCTTGCTAAAGGTATTATTGAAATTGATGATGAACTTATCTTTATTGATTCTTTTGATAAGGCAACTAACGTACTTAACGTAATGCCAGGATTTGGTAGAGGTTACCAAGGAACATCTCCTGCACCTCATACAGTAAATGCTCAAGTTACTTTGGCTCCTACCTTTCCAAGAACTACAATTAAAAGGGCTATCAACGATACTATCAACTCTTTGTATCCTAATCTCTGGGCTGTAGCCTCATATACTTTTACCTTTAACGCATCAGTAACAACTTATGCTCTACCAGATGATGTTGAGGATGTCTTGTATGTATCTTGGCAAACTACTGGATCAAGCCAAGAGTGGTTACCATTAAGAAGATGGCGCTTAGATAACTTTGCTAACAGTGCAACCTTTAATACTAATGCTACTTTAAATATTTATGACAATGTACAGCCTGGTAGAACAGTTCAAGTTTGGTATACAACTACAGCTAACACATTAGATGCTAATACTGATGACTTTGCTGATGTCACTGGCTTGCCACAATCAGCTCAAGATGTAGTAACTCTTGGTGCTTCCTATAAATTACTATCATTCTTAGATGCAGGTCGTATTAACCTTACATCTGCTGAGGCTGATAATGCCGATAGCAAAACTCCATCAACAGCCGGTGTTTCAGCTTCTCGTTATATCTTCGCTCTGTACCAACAGAGACTAAACGAAGAGGCATTGAAATTAAAAGACAAATATCCAATACGTATACACTATCTAAAGTAAGGAAGGTTAATGGCAACTCGTTTATATAGCTCCACAAGTGTTGAGACGACACTAGCATCTAGTATTAATAGCGCTGTTACATCAATAACAGTAGCAACTGGAACTGCAACCACCTTACTTGGTGGAGTTACTATAGTAGCAAACAGTCAGTTTACTGTAGCAATAGATCCCGATACTATCAATGAAGAAATTGTTTTTATAACAGCAGGTCCAGCAGGAGATACTTTTACAGTAACTAGGGGTAGGGCAGGATCTAGTGCTATATCTCATTCCACTGGTGCTAGCATTAAACACGTTCTAACCTCAGATGATTTAACAGCTTTTGCTGCTGGTATCTCGCCTGTTGCTAGTCTAGGTTTTTCTGGTTCAACATCTGGTACAACTACAGTTCAAGCAACTGCTGTTGCTGGTACTAATACCTTAACTTTGCCGGCAACTACAAGTGATACCTTAGTAGGTAAAGCAACTACTGACACTTTAACTAACAAAAAGTTATCTGATTCTACTACTACAATAGTAGATGCTACTGATGTTACTAAGGTAATTAAGTTTGATATAGGTGGTACAACTGCTGTTACAGGAACTATTGCTACAGCTTTTACTACTGCCAAAACACTTACTCTTCCAGATGCAACAGACACTTTGGTAGGTAAAGATACAACAGATGTACTAACTAATAAGACTTTAACATCACCAATCATTACAACCCCAACACAAAGACTTACCCTTAATGCCCAAACTGGAACTACTTACACTTTAGTAGCAGCCGATGCTTCTTATAAATTAGTTACAGCATCTAATGCGTCAGCAATTACCGTAACAGTGCCACCAAGCATATTTACTGCTGGAGATGTTATTAATCTTCAACAGATTGGCGTAGGGCAGGTTACATTTGCACAGGGTGCTGGTGTAACTATTACATCTACAGGCGCAACTGCAACTGCTCCTAAGTTAAGAGCACAGTATTCAGCTTGTTCAATTATCTGTACAGCAAGTAATACCTTTACAGTGATTGGGGATCTATCTTAATGCCAATCTTAGGGATTATTGCATCTCAAGATTCCGTTCGTAGCATCACTGTTGATTACCTTGTTGTTGCTGGTGGTGCTGGTGGTGGTGGAAGTCGCGGTGGCGGTGGTGGTGCTGGTGGTTTGCGTTCAACAGTAACTGCAACAGGTGGCGGTGGAACTCTTGAATCAGCCTTAACACTTACACTTAATACTAGTTACACAGTAACAATTGGTGCTGGTGGCAGTGGTGGCTCAAGTGGTACTGCTGGTGCAAAAGGTAATGATTCAATTTTTTCAACAATTACCTCTGTTGCTGGTGGAGGAGGTAGTGGTGACTTTAATGCTTCTTCAAATCCTAATGGTGGTTCAGGTGGTGGCGGTGCAACTTGGGGTGTAGGTTCAGGTTTAAATGGTGGTACTGGAACTACCGGTCAAGGCTTTAGAGGTGGTAATGGTGTTGCTGGTTCAGGTATGTTCACCGGAGATTATTCAGGTAATGGCGGTGGTGGTGCTGGTGCAACAGGTGGCGATGGTGGACAAAATAGTGTACCAACAAATGGAGGCACAGGAGTTGCTACATCTATAACTGGTTCATCCATAACTTATGCAGGTGGCGGTGGTGGTGGTTCAAATGGAGGCAGTTCATCAGGTGGCGCAGGAGGCGGCGGTGGTGGAGTTGGCTCAGGTAATGGAAATGCAGGAACTGCAAATACTGGTGGTGGTGGCGGCGGTGGTGCAGCAGGAACCACTAATGGTGGTGCTGGCGGCTCAGGAATTGTTGTAGCCCGCTACTCTGGTACAGTACAAAAAGCAACTGGCGGAACTGTAACTACATCAGGTGGTAACACGATTCATACTTTTACTTCATCAGGTAATTTTGTTACTGCCGTTGCTAAAGCAACTGGTGGAACTATTACATTTGATAATGGATATTGGATTCACACATTTACATCATCAGGAACGTTTACTCCAAACCAATCTTTAAGTGCTGATTACTTAGTTGTAGCAGGAGGCGGATCAGGAGGTGCTGGTAAAGGTGGTGTAGGTGCTGGTGGTGGAGGAGCTGGTGGTTTTAGAACTTCTATTGGTGGTTCAGCTTTATCTTTAACTGCACAGGCATACACAGTGACTGTTGGTGCTGGTGGCGCTGGACAATCAACGCAAGAAACTCAAGGCAATAACGGTAATAACTCTGTATTTTCAACAATCACATCAACTGCTGGTGGTGCAGGAGGTAGAGGTGGTGATACTGCATCTGCTGGAAGTAGTGGTGGTTCAGGTGGTGGCGGTGGAAATATGTTTGGTAGCGGTGGCTCAGCAGGTGGCGCAGGTACAGCAGGACAAGGTAATGATGGCGGCGCTGGTTCATCTCCAAGTGGACAACCATATAGAGGCGGTGGTGGTGGTGGTGCTGGCGCAGTTGGCGTTAGTGGTGCTACTTCAGGTGATGGTGGTGCAGGTACAGCATCTTCAATTAGTGGAACTTCAGTAACTTATGCAGGTGGTGGTGGTGGAGGTGGAAACTTAGCTGCTGGTGCAGGTGGTACTGGCGGTGGTGGCGCAGGTGGTGCTGGTGCTAATGTTGTTGGAACAGCAGGAACAGTTAACACAGGCGGTGGTGGTGGTGGTAACTGTGGTAATACTGGCACAACATCAGGTGCTGGTGGGTCAGGTATCGTTATAATAAGATATGCAGTCTAACGAGAGGGTAATATGTCAAAAGACAACGTAACAAATATTAAAGAAATAAAGAAAACCCAATGCTTTAGTTATGAAGTAGTTATGTTAGTTCATATTATAGCCGATAATGAAACAACTGCTAAAACCCAACTTGATGATAAAGGTGGAATAGTTACAAAACGAGATGTAAAATTATTAAACACAGCAACTTTGTATGGAGAAGACAAGGATAAATAATGGCTCATTATGCAAAAGTAGAAAACGGTGTGGTGACACAGGTTATCGTTGCCGATTCTAAAGAGTGGTGTCAAGCAAATCTAGGTGGCGAGTGGGTACAAACTTCCTATAACACACACGGCGGAGTTAACTCCCGTCAAGGTGGGCAAGCACTACATAAGAACTATGCAGGTGTTGGATACACTTGGGATGGATCAGGCTTTGCAGCCCCACAACCATTCCCTTCTTGGACAAAGAACTCAGATACTTATCTGTGGGAATCACCAACTCCTATGCCAATTGAAGAAGGCAAGCGTTACAGTTGGGATGAAGCAACAACCTCCTGGGTTGAAGCACCTGCTCTCTAAGTAATAACAATTATTAATGACCCCGCTTCGGCGGGGTTTTCTATTTAAGGAGATCAATGGCATACGGCGATGATATTACCGAAGGTATCCCCTACGTACTATCCAATCCTGCAGGTGCTACGAACTACTCAGCTACCGGTGTTAATTATGATATGGCTATCGCCGGTTTGCCGTTCTTTATTGCAGCCTCTGATGATTCACCTTATCGCAGAGTAACTGCTAAGTATCGTAAAGAACAGTATGACCAGACTAGAGAAGCTGGTGAGCAATCACTTACTGGTTGGTGGTTTAGATCTCAATCAACATTCCATCTTGGCGCAGGTATTAAATACTTTGAACCGGCACAGGATGAGTCACTTCGTTTCCAGTACACAGAGTCTAAAGGTGTAGAGGTCTTTACTAAAGGACAAGTTACCCTATTAAATAGCACTGCTAGTTTTTATTCAGGCGCAGCACCTGCTCAATTAATAGGTGTTAATGATGGCACTAATGACTGTATCTTCTTTACAGATGGAACTGCTTTAAAGAAACAAGCAACATCTGCTGGTTCACCTACTACTATTTCTCAAGCTGGTACACCATCTACTATCTTTAGCCTTACTACTAATGGTTCTAATTATTACTTTATTAATGGTACCCACGTTCACAAAGGTTCAGTCGGTGCTACACCTGCCGATGCTGAAATCTATAATGCTACTGTTACTCGTGCCACAATCCGTTATGTAAAGCAGCGCCTTATCGCTGCTATCGGTCCTGCTATCTATGAACTAGATGCTACAAGGACTTCTTCTACAGGACTACCTACTGCATTTTTTACCCATCCTAACTCATCTTGGGTATGGTCTTCTATATCAGAGGGACCTGGTGCTATCTACATATCAGGATATGATCCTAATGGAACATCCTCATCTGTCTTTAAAATTGTCTTAGATGTAACAAATGCCAACTCATTAGGTTTTCCAACTCTTGAAACACCTACGGTTATTATTGACCTGCCAGAGGGTGAACGCATCAATGACTTTGATGTATATCTTGGTACCTATGCAGTCCTTGCGACTAATAAAGGATTTAGAGTAGGCGTATCAGATACAAATGGTAACATCCAGTATGGTCCTTTATTATTTGATCAAGCTGCCTGTAACTCAATAGCATTTAGAGATCGCTTTGCTTATATTGCAACCACTATTGATGGTGAGGCAGGGCTAGTAAAGGTAGATTTATCTACAACTGTAATAGCTAACAGCCTAGTATTTCCTTGGGCTTGGGATCTAGTAGCAAGTGGTGTCGCTGCTGCATCTAATCAGGTAGCCTTCTTTGGTAACTCAGATAGAGCAGCCTTTACTTCTGGCAATGTTATCTACGCTGAGTCCACTACTGATAAGGTAACAAGTGGCTACTTACAAACAGGTTTTATACGATATAACACATTAGAGAATAAATTATATAAATTACTTAACCCTAGAATAGATACCACAGATGGTGCTATATCTATTCAATCTATTGATTATGTAAATACTGAAGCCAACCTAGGTGGTTTTGCTCAAGGTGTTACAAGTAGTGAGATAGGTATTCCTTATCCTACTACAGCGCAAGAGTATCTTGCTTTTAAATTTACTATCTCTAGATCATCAACTGATGCAACTAAGGGTCCACTATTTACTGGATACCAATTGAAGTCTTTACCTGCTGTACCTCGTCAAAGAATAATCCAATACCCTTTGTTCTGCTATGACCACGAGAGCGATAATATGGGTGTTGAGGTGGGCTATGAAGGTTCAGCCTATGATCGGTTGAGTCAACTAGAAGCGGTAGAGAATGTAGGAGATACCATTAGAGTAGAAGACTTTAGAACTGGTGAGTCATACATTGGATTAATTGAAGAGCTTGACTTTATAAACAGAACCCCAAGTGATAGAAGATTCTCCGGATACGGTGGATTATTAATCGCTACTATTAGATTGATATGATGATATGACACCTAATGAATGGGCAGGACTAGCAGTAGCAACAACGACCCTGATTGGAGCACTGGCAATAAGCGTTAGACACCTAGTTAAATACTATCTATCAGAGCTTCGCCCGAATGGAGGCTCAAGTTTACGAGACTCCGTTGACCGCCTTGAACGACAAGTGGAGGAAATAATAAGTATACTTATCCGAAAACAATAGGGGGAAATAATGGCAGTAATAGTTTACACATTACCAGATTGTATCCAATGCGATATGACTAAGAAAGTTTTAGATAAGTATAAAGTGCAGTACTCATCAGTAGATATGAGTGAAGATGAGGATGCTAAAAAAGTTGCAGAAGATTTAGGATATAAACAAGCACCTGTAGTTGTATATAACAACTTCCATTGGTCAGGATTTAGACCAGATAAGATTAACGCACTACATTTATTATTACTAGAAAAAGGCATTTCATAGCATAGATTGGATAGGCTAGTTGAAGAAATATATTACATTACTTTTAATAGCATCTAGCCTTACCTTATTAACAAGTTGTGGCTACCAAGGTTGGATGCGTTATCCCTGCCAAGAGTTTAAGAATTGGGAAAATCCTGAGTGTAATCCGCCTCAGTGTTTAGCAGTAGGACAGTGTACTAAAGACTTAATACCAGAGTCAGTAGGGGAAAGCAATGACAAGACAACGACTAAGCGCTGAAGAGTTACACGCTAGATTAATAGTTGCTATCGGGATTATATTAGCAATTGTATTTGCTGGTTCAGTATTCTCTTTACTATATGCGTTCTTATTTATTACACAACCTTTAGGTGAACAAGCACCAAATGATAAAGCTGCTATTGATCTAGTATCAACTCTGTGTGTGTTCCTTACGGGAACCCTTGCAGGAATCGTATCCGCCAATGGACTAAAGAGTAAGAAAAGAGATGAGGATGACAAATGAAAATACTTGCAAAGAGGGCAACTCCTGCTGCGATAGCTGTGCTACGCCAAGCAACAGCCTTATATCCGAAGCGCAAGAAGCTGTCAGACGGGCTATTGCCTTCATCGGCACACATTAAACAAAACCCTAACTCAGATCACAATACTGGATTAGCAGTTGATTTAACTCACGATCCTAAGAATGGTGTGGATTGCGTAGAGATATTTGAGAAGTTAAAAGAAGATGCAAGAGTTAAGTACCTAATATTTCAGGGAAAGATCTGGTCTAAAGAAAAGGCTAAAGAAGGTAACCGTACCTATACCGGCAGTAATCAACATAATAAACATTTACATATTTCTATTAATGATGGGTCAGCAAATGACACATCACCTTGGTTCTGGTGGATGAATCAACCTAAGGCGATCAATACTTTGATTGCTTCGGTTATGACTACACCAGCAAAAAAAGCATATAAAGTCCCAGTGTGTACCTGTTGCAAGGTGCATAGCAAGACAAAATAGAAGGAGAGAAAATGAACCCAACGTTCAAGCAAGCAGCACTAAGTTGGTTCCGAGCAGCAGCCGCAGCAGCAGTTGCACTGTATGTAAGTGGAATCACCGATCCTAAGCAATTAGGAGCAGCAGCATTAGCAGGTCTAGCAGGACCATTATTGAAGTGGCTAGATCCATCAGCTACAGAATTTGGTAGAGGCTCAGAGTAATTTAGTTCTACTGCGAGGTAATACGGAGGCCACCCTTTAAACGGGGTGGCTTCTTTTTTGTTGTCTAAATTTCCCTAGCAGGATCATCTATTGGGCAAGGAACTATAACTAGATTGCCACAGTTAACACAGGTTGCATCTAACATATACCAGGATATCTCATAGTTATCAAAGGTAGCTAAGATAGAGAAGACTTTAGAACCACAAGGACAAGCGTGTATTGGACCTAAAGATCTAAGATCTGTACCAAATTTCGGTGGTAGTTTATCTTTATTTTTTCGCAGGGTTGGTAGACGGAACATCCTATGGATACCTAGTGCGGCGCTTCAATGCGCCGCCTCTGGATTAACTCGCCTCACGGCTCGTAGTATAACCATTTACCCTCCAGTAACCGATATCATCGCATACACGGCGTGTCGCTAGTGCCTACCACTAATAATTTATTTCGGTGCTATAATTATTTTAAGAGATAGGAGATTAGATTGACTGCAATAATCGGTATTCAAGGTAAAGGCTGGGCAGTAATAGCCTCAGATTCAATGACTACCTATACTGATAAACCTTATATTGCTAAGGGTTATGACAAGATAGTTAAGGTCAATGAATATCTAATAGCTGTAGCAGGTGATGCTACTGCTGGAGATATTTTAAATAACTTATGGCAACCACCGAAGGTAATTAAAACTCAAGAACCTGATCGCTTCTTAATGATTAGAGTTCTACCATCTATTAAACAAGCCCTGACCGATGCAGGTTATGATCCTGCACCTAAGAATAAGAGTGATGATGACTCAGGTTGGGATGCACTACTTTGTTTTAATGGAAAGATATATCAGATCAGTGATGACTATGGGTATATGAGAGATGATAGAAACTTCTACGGCATAGGTTCAGGTGGTGGTATAGCTCTGGGTGCGCTAGTAGCACTAGAGAGTGAAACCAAAACACACGCTAAAGCAGCGAGTGCTGCAAAGAAAGCAATCAATATTGCTATACAGTACAACGTATGGTGTGGTGGCACACCTAGTATCAAGACACAATTTACTAAGTAAGGAAGGTTTATGATAGAAATATATTGGCAATTACAGTTTTATCTATTAGACTTAGAGATGTATAAATTTATTCTAGAATGTTTTATTAAGTGGGGATTAGAGTGAGCGATCCAAAGCAGTTATTGATTGATGTTCTACGAGCTAAAGATGCCGGTAGATCTAGATCAAAGCAAACCCAGGTAGGTCCATCAGAGTTAGGTGGTTGCCGTAGAAAAGTTTGGTATCGTCTCAATGGGCGAGATGCAACTAATGATAATGAATTAAAGTTGGCTGCCATTATGGGTACTGCTATTCACGCTGAGATTGAGAAGGCTATATCAGCACTTGACCCAAAGGGTGAGAAGTATTTGGTTGAGACAGAGGCTGAGTTTGAAGGAATGAAAGCTCATATAGATTTATATATACCAGAGACCGGAGATGTGATAGATTGGAAAACCGTTAAGGTAAAAAATCTATCCTACTTTCCTTCGCTACAACAGCGTTGGCAAGTACAGGTGTATGGCTACTTACTTGATAAGTCTGGGAAAGGGAAGCCCAAGACTGTTAACCTAGTAGCCATCGCCCGTGATGGTGATGAGCGAGATGTCAAAGTTCATTCAGAACCTTATGATGAATCACTAGCACAAGATGCTTTGAATTGGTTATCAGCTATCAAAGAGAGCGCAATTGCACCAGAGCCAGAGCGCGATCAAAGTTACTGCAAGTTCTATTGCAAGTACTTTGATGAGTCGGGCAAGATTGGATGTACTGGTATAAAAAAAGAACTTATCAAAGAGGGTGAAGTATTTATAGACAACCCAGAGGTTGACACATCCGCTTTGAAATATCTACAATTAGATGCAAAGATAAAAGAACTTACTAATGAGAAGGAGTCATTAAAGAGTTCGTTAGAAGGATTTACTGGTCAGACTAATAGTGGTATCCAAATTAGTTGGAGCACCATAGCTGGTCGAGAGTCAGTAGATATCGATGAGGTTAAAAAACTTCTCGGTAATGTACCAATTAAAAAGGGACAGGAATCAGTACGATTAACTGTCAAATATACTGGAGGTAAGTAATGGCTGCACCGGAAAGCACAAAGTTTCAGGTTAACTATAAGTTAGCTGATGGAACTTTAATAAATATCTACGCAACTAATCAGGCTGAGTTAGAATTATCTTTAACATCATTGTCTGATCTATCAACATTGATAACAACTACAGGCACCACACTAGGTGCAACACCACAATCATTTAATGGAGGCGGTGCTATCTCTTATGCTAAGAAAGCATTAGGTGCTACATCAATAGCAACAGATACTGATGGTGATGTGCTTACAGATAAGTTTGGTTCTGTATATACATACAACAGAGCTGATGCACCTGATTGTGTTAATGGAAAGATGATACACAAGGCTGGTGTTAGAAAAGATGGCTCTCCATATTGGGCTTGGTGTGATCCAGCAGCAGGACCAAAGCCTGTACGTATGGGTCCTGGCTATGTAAAGGTTGATCCGATTTATCCAGACTCTGTATCAAAATTTAAGAAATAATTTATGCGGGTTCCTTGGGAATTTGAGAACCCGTTATGTGCAGAAGTTGGAATGGAAATATATTTCCCCGATATAGAAGATCCAAGCCATCGGACTCATACTAAAACAGCAGTAAGCATTTGTAATAGATGTCCCTATTTAGCAGAGTGTGCTGAGTGGGGTATTACCCAAGAGTATTTCGGTATCTGGGGTGGATTAAATGTTGATGAAAGAAAACGTATTAGATCTGCCAGAGGTATAACTTTAAAGAAGGAAGACGTTGCTTAATTTAAACAGGGCGTGGCGTGGGTCAACCACTAATGCAACACCACTACCTGACGTATGGGAAACTCTATCTAAAAAACAGATTAAGTTTCGCAGAGGTCAGGTATGTATGATTGCTGCTGCGCCCAATGTTGGTAAGAGTATGTTTGCTCTTATCTATATAATCAAAGCAAAGGTTCCTACTTTATTCTTCTCGGCAGATACAGATACTGCAACGGTAATGATGAGGGCAGCAGCCCACTTATCAGGACACAGCCAGATTATGGTGGAGAATAACTTAACTAGTAATCGTCATTACTACGATAAGCATCTAGGTAATTTAGATAGCATACAGTTTGTCTTTGATTCATCACCATCATTAGATGATATTGAGTTAGAGATAAAGGCCTATGTTGAATTGTTTGGAGTTCCACCAGAGCTGGTTGTAATAGATAACCTAATGAATGTGGCAGCAGAATCTGATAATGAGTGGGCAGGACTTAGATCTATTATGGTGGAGTTCCACGATATGGCTCGTAAGACTGAGGCTTGTGTGATGGTATTGCACCACGTCAGCGAACAAACAGAGTATGGCAAGACCACTGAACCACCTGCTCGTAGAGCAATTCACGGTAAAGTATCTCAATTACCGGCACTAATACTTACGCTTGGCTTTGATCCATACAATAAAGTATTAAAGATAGCTGCAGTTAAGAATAGATTTGGACCGCATACTGCGGATGGCTCTGACCACGTTGGTTTATTTGTTAACTATGAGGTATGTCAGATCAGTGATTCAGATGCAATGGGTAGAATGTATAGAAGGGATGCTATTTATAGTGACTCCAAAATACAATAAGACTAAAGGTGCAAAGTTTGAGACTGATGTAATGAAGTGGTTTAGGAAGATGGGTCTAGTAGCTGAGAGGCTACGTCTATCTGGCGGTGAGGATGAGGGTGATCTAGTAGTTATAGTCGCTGGTGAAACTTATATCTTTGAGTTAAAGAATACTAAGAAGTTAAATCTAAAGGAGTTCTGGGATGAAGCGCAAAAGGAAGCTGCTAATTATGCTAAGCATCGTAGCATTAATCAGCCTTTATCTTATGTACTATTCAAAAGAAGAAGCGCAGGAATAGAAAAGGCTTGGGTCATACAGGACCTAACACAATGGTTAAAGGAGAAGCAATGACACCAGTACCAGAGGGTGAGATAACTACAACAGAAATACTACAACCAGTACCAGAGGTGGTAGAAGAAAAAGAGGAGAGTACAGATGCCGGCACAGGATTGGTCAAGGAGTAGAAGATCTAGTAAAGGCAGTTCAGATACTGATGCAAATGCAATACCTATTGGAGTAATTGTTTCTCACTATGGCGGTGAGGTAAGAGAGGGTAGGGCTTGTTCTGTTAGGTGTGTACTCCACGATGACAGTAGAAGAAGTGCGGTAATAAATACCAGAGAGAACTTATACTTCTGTCATACTTGCGGTAAGGGTGGCAACGCAGTAAACATTATTAGTATCAAAGAGAATATGGAGTTTAAAGATGCTCTCATCAGAGCAATTGAAATCCTCGCTAGAAGCGGCAGTCCAGTACAACAAGGATCTAGGCGAGGAAGCAATAGAATTTCTCGCAGGTCGTGGGATTTCTAAAGAGGTAGCTGACCAGTACTACTTAGGTTATATCAAGCAACCTATTGCAGGTCACGAGTTCTATCAAGGCTGGCTATCCATACCTTATATGACTGTAATGGGACACTGTGTTGGATTTAAGTTTAGAAGATTAGATGAAGGTAAACCTAAGTATGGTGCGCCAACAGGACAGAAGGGTCATCTGTATAATGTTAGCGATATCATTTTAAGTAGTGAATACATAGCAATCTGTGAGGGTGAGTTAGATACCATTGTTGCATCTGCAATCTTAGGTATACCAGCAGTTGGAGTTCCTGGTGTACAGGCTTGGAAGTCGCACTTTACTAGGATGTTTACTGGGTATGGCAAGGTTTATATTATTGGTGATAATGATTTAAAAGATGATGGTACAAATCCTGGTGCAGAGTTCTCAAGGATGGTAGCTCAAGAGGTTATCAACTCTACTATCGTGTCGCTACCGGCTGGTATGGACCTCAATGATCTATACTTAGCAAAGGGTATAGAAGAGACAAAACGGACAATAGGTGTGCCAAATGTATGAGGAACTTAGAACTGATGGTACTACCAGAATAGTCGGAGATCTTAAAGATCTACGCAGACAGGGTGCAATGAGAAAAGAATCTAATTTAGACAGTGAATTTGTGTCCAATATGTGGACAGTTCTAGACTCAGCAGGTAACTTACTTATAGATAAGCACCACGATTACGGTCCATTAAATATTGCAAGATCTCCAGGTGGTCCTATCAATGGATTAAGAGTTCGTATGTGGGACAAGATTGCTCGTATCAATAATTTAGTAGACAACAATGTTGCACCTAGTAATGAATCATTACGAGATTCTTTTATAGATCTACTTAACTATTCAGCTATTGCAGTTATGGTACTAGATGGGAACTGGCCTGAGGTTCAGACACTGGATTGTGAATGAGTCCAGAGCTACACCCAACTCTGTATGAGTTAGTCCCTTCAGTTACTTATATTATTGTTCGTAAGTTTAAGGGCTGGGTTGATACTGATGATGTAAGGCAAGAGTGTTATCTCTGGGCTATTGGTCGCGGTCAACATTTTACTGATCTACTTAATGAAGAGAACCCCGATAAGCGTGAGCAGAATGAAAAGCGTATTGCCTATCAGATGCGTAGAGTTGCAGAAAGATATGCCCGTAAAGAGAAGGCTCGTAAGGCTGGATATAAGGTAGGAGATGAGGCGTTCTACGATACCTCAACTATTGCACAGTTAATCCCATTTATTATTGCATCCGTTGTAGAGGGAACTGTACTAGAGCAAGCACAAGAGATGATTAATGATGGCACACCTCGTAAGCAATCAACACCGGCTGAAGGTGGCAACCTATTAGCTATCCTAATTGATTTAAAGAAGGCTTATCTAAAGCTAGGCCAAGAAGATAAAACTATATTACAGATGAGATACTACGATAACTATACACTGCAACAAGTAGCACAATATTTAGAATGTGCTACATCTACTGCTGATCGCAGATCAATCTCAGCCCTGCGTAGATTACAAGATAGGCTCGGGGGTGAGACACCTTGGGCATAGAGTTTAAAGAGCCAGAGTTATTTGAGTATCTCAAAGAGAAGTATTACTCCGACCTTGAGAAGAGTGAAGAGTTTGATAACTGGGATTGTATTTCATTAGAGTCTAAGATGTTTATAGAATTAAAATCTCGCAAGACCCACTACCCTGATCTACTTATTGAAGAGAGTAAGTATCAGGGATTACTTTTAGCAGCAGGTATTAGATCACTTACACCTTGGTATATAAACTCTACACCGGAAGGTGTGTGGGGATTTAATCTAACTGAGATACCTCAACCTAAGTGGCAGGAGAAGTGGCTACCCATTACTACTGAGTTTGAGAATAGGACTAAGCGTACTAAACTAGTAGGGTTCTTAAAACTAGAGGATGGAATACAGCTTTGATCTACGAATATGAGTGTCCAGGAGGGGATGAAGTAATACAGATTGAAAGGTCTATTACAGATCCCGAAGAAAACTATAGGTGTTCAACCTGTGGTGCTACGCTCAGGCGTATCTATACTCCACCCGCTATTGCTTTTAAAGGTAATGGCTTCTACACTACAGACAAATGAGTTATCCTAATTGGTTTGCACAAACCGCACAAAATAATTTTACTACCTACCTATCAGAGTATGCAGGCAAACCTAACCTAAGGTTCTTACAACTTGGTGTATACACAGGAGATGCCAGTGTATGGTTATGCAATAACATCTTAACCGATAAGAGTTCAATACTAATTGATGTTGATACTTGGCGGGGAAGTGATGAGCAAAGCCACGCCGAGATGGACTTTAGCGATGTTGAGAAGACATACAAGGAGAAGATCAATAATCTATCTGTTATATCTGTAGTTAGCGATACTGTTGAGTATCTAATTAGACAACGTAATAACTTTATGGACTCATATGATTTTATTTATATTGATGCAGACCACACAGCAGTTAGTGTGTTGATGGATGCTGAACTTAGCTGGCCTCTACTAAAGTCCGGTGGGATTATGGCCTTTGATGATTACACTTGGGGTCGCCATCTACCACCATCTAAGACACCTCGCCCTGGCATACTTCTATTTACTGAGCGACACAAGGCTGAGATAGACACACTAGTTATCAACGATCAGTACTGGATTAGAAAAAAATAATCTGTTATACTTATAGTACAAGGCTGGGTCCTATACTCAGTTGAGTGCTGGCAATAGCCCCTTCGGTTCCTATCCCGAAGGGGTTTTTGTCTTTACAAAACAAAGAAAGCCCTGCCGGAAGGGGGGCAAGGCTTTCCTTTTCTAGATCGGAGAGAGCCGATCAATAATTAAATACTATCATACTCATTAGTAGTAGTTGTTTCTAAGGAAAAAGTTGTAGGCCTTGCAAGGGGAGCCATAGCGAGCATCAATATATTTAAGGCCTCGTAAGATTTGAAATTCAGCTCTGCTATCTTTCTCTCTAAGGAGTTGAGCAATTCCGTAAGCACTTGATCCTCTTTGGTTCTTTGCATAGTTATCAAACCTGCTCTCACGGGTCCAAAGGGACTTAAGGCAGGTCCACTCTTTTCCTCTCCAGTCCCAACCAGCCGAAGCGTACTCTTGTGCGAGCTTTCTATTACGACTCTTCTCATCTTGTGTTGCCTTCCTATTCTCTATAACTCCATTTGGTATTTGTTTTACTGTTGGTGTTGATAACTTACCTTCTGCGAAAACGATTAGACTTAGTGTTGCCAGCGATATCAAGCCATTTCTTACCCATATTTTCATCAGCTTTTAACTCCTCTTCGTAAAAGGCTCGATAAGCCTCAGGGTATTCTCTACTTAATCTAGCTAGTGCTCTATCTCTCACTCTGCGGTAATTTCTATAGTTAATTGCTTTTTGTTTGGCGGCCTCTGTTCTTTGTCTTGCTTGTTTTCTCATTGCTGCCACCTGTCCACACAATTAGCAATAGTAGCAAGGACAATAGGCGTAATCTCTATGAACTCCATAGTTAACTTAGCCTCCTCCTCTGTCGTTTCATACTGTCCCACCCAAACCTTACTATCAGGAGGACTATTACGATACCATTTAATGGCCTCTAGGACATTTTCTCCGCCCCATATAGCTATACCTTGAGAGTCTGATACCTCATAGAAAACAACATCTCTCTTTTGCTCATTGAATATCTCTAATATATTACCCATTAATCTTCCTCCGCTTTATCTAGTAGTCTTGATATCCCAAAGTCTTCCTCTGAAATATAATCGGGCGCCCATTGGGTAATAAACTCCCAAACTTCCCTGCTTATCTCTCTCTTCTTATACTCTTCTACCTCTTGTTTTCTATACCACTTGATAACTAACTCTTCATCTAATGGCATATCATTTAATTGTTCTAGTACCTTACTCACCTTCATACGCTCTCCCTCTCCCCTATTACTATCTTATGTATTAAACAAGCTCTACATATAGCGTGGGTAAGATCGCTATACCAGCTACCAAATACCTCATTGCAATAATCGCAGGTAATAGTATCGCCCTCGCCCTCTGTGAATTCATAGCCCTTGATCTCACTCATAAAGAGTTCTCCCTCTCTCTCTCAAGCGACATATCCATATTGCAGTCATCGCATAATGGTTTTTTATTGTAGTAATTATACCATTCAGGTTTAGTTACTTCCCACCCACAGAATTGACAGATATCTTTCATCTCATTTCCTCTCTCTCTTTTGTTAGTTGTATTAATCGTTCTGCTGCACTTGCTATCTCCCTCATATAACTGAGGCAGTCGCACTCGCTTATTGGGACTAGATGATCGCCACATATTGCCGGTGTAGCTTTCATAGATACTCCCTTGTTAGTTCACTAGGTCTAACACCATATTTATTACAATTAGCGGGTGTTATTCGGTGATACTCAAAGTCCCATAAGTCGCAAACTTGTGAGTGAGTTAAATGAGATACTTCTAACTCTTTATAGTCATCATAATCGCGGATACTGTCGGCTATCTCTTTAATAGATTTCCATAGGTAGCCTTCTTTCCACCCTGTATCCTGCCTATCTATTACAAAATAACCTTTCATTACTTAACCTCCTCCACTCTCACATCATCATAACCTCTACCTATCCAATACCCTGCTAGATAATTGGCTTGTTCATAATTTAGTAAGTCAGAGTTAATCTCTCCACCACCTACCCAAACGGTATAACTCATTATTCACCCATTTCCACAGTTATATACTCCTCTACCCAAACAGACTTGGTAATAAAGTAGCCGATACGATTAACTAAGTGATAGCCGTTAATTATTGCTATATCTCCCTTGCTTGTGTCTATTAGGGTCCATATTTTATTATTCTTATGGGTCAGCACATAATCAAGCTCTTTCCCATAGGTTTCAAACATAACCCCATTAAACGAGGCATTTTTATCAAACTTATTGGTGATAGGTTTGTAATTCTTATCCCACTCATCAATAGTAAGTTTGTTTATTGTATTCATACTGATATCTCCTCATCTTGATCTTCAAACTGAGATACTAAACTCTCAAATCCCAGATTAGGGTCTATATCATTAGTAGATACCGCCTGAATAAAGCGTAATGAGCAACTATTCTCATACCACTTTTTAACTTCATCAAACATATCGTCAGGGTTCATCTCCTCATTGGTGATTATTGGGTCATACCCATAGCCACGCATAAGGTCTACTTGCTCACTATCCATAAGGATATAAATCTTATGGCAGTTATCCCAAGCGATAGCTTCTGCTTCACTTATACGATTACGAACTAGATTAGCGTTGATCATTCTCTCTCTCTCTAATTAGGATAGAGCGTTCGCTCTCTCCCTCTCTCCCTCTCTCACTCTCTTACCCTCTCCCTATCTTCATAGGGCACTAGGTTAGCCTACCCTATTCGGGCAGACTAGCCTAGTATTTTGATTATTTATTTTCTTTTATTTGTTGCTTAAATAAGCGGATAGCTTCCCGCTTAGTATAGAAATAGTAGGTCTTAGTCAATAGGTATTCATCTATTCCCTCACCTACGAAGGCAGATATACGCCACGCACCTTCCCTATTCTTATCTATGCTAGTGATTACCATTGGGAACGCTCTAATCTATATAATAGTTCGCTGCCACTTTTTTTAACTAGATCGGCCACTTGCCACTCTAACCCTTCTTTATCCTCATAACCGCATAGATAATCACTTAGCAAGGATTTAAGTTCACCCCCATAACCATAGGCTTCATCAGCACTCTCATACTTATTCCATAGGTTATCGCTATCTATCTCTCTAGCTTTACTCTCTAGTTTAGATAATACTTCTTGCCTATCCGCTAACTTACTCTCTAGCGAATTAATTATTTCATTGAATTTATCGGTTAACTCTCCCTCGCCCTCTAATTTTTCCATAACTATTTGGGCATAAGTGTTAACGCCTATTAGGTCTATCACTCTCGCTCTCTCTCTCTCTCTCTCTCGGTGAGCGTTCGCTCACTCTCTCCCTCTATTTATTATAGGGTATTACTCGCAAGTAATAGCCCCCACCACTTACCCGATTTGGATAAGCGTGGGGGCTATCTTTACTTTATTTTAAGGCTAACTTCGAATTTATCGTAGGCCTTGATTAACCGCTTAATTTGGGTATCGCTTAATTCCGCTTCTACCCATACTTCACCTTCCCTATCTATTAGGGCAGTATTTGATTTGATTACCTTAGGCATTACTTCCCCTTAATAAGTGCGAGATAAGGTCTAGACACTTAGCCTTAAAGCAAGTATCGCATAAGCGATAATCTACGCCCTCGCTATGGTATCCCTTACCTTGCCCGCACTTATCGCAAGGGCGAATATAACTAGGCACTCTATACTTACGCGTAGCCATAATTCCCACCTATCTGCCCCCACTCTGAAGGCTAGGGCGAATATACCCTATAACTAGGCTAATATCTACGACACGCCATAATCTCTATTTGGTGGGGGTATTGATTATCTAGGGTATATACCCCATAATAGGAGAGTGGGATAGCCCCACGATAGAAAATAAAGATAGGGTAAGTAGATGAAGACTATAGAGATAAATAAGAATAAAGTTAATGAGCTTCGGGATAACTTCGAAGCATTACTTAACATAGATGATGAAAAAACTATGATAAGTAAGGTTAGGCAATTTGAGATTAATGGGGTCGAAGCAATAAATAAGTTAATCTCTGATGATGAAGTGGATAGCGATACTATTGACCTAGTAGTCGGGTCGCTAATTGACCTTCAAGTTAGAGATTATGCTATCGGTATCACTAGCGAGGATAACCGCGATAAGTTGATTAACTTATGGCAGCAGTTAGCAATTATCGCGCCTAGTGGATCGATAGCCCCACTTGCTAACCTATGCGCTATAGCCAATTATGAAGCGGGAAATAAGCATACGGCTAGCGAGTGGCTAGATACTGCGGATAAGGATAACCCTAATTATTCATTAACTAACTTAATTCGTAGGGTTATTGCTAGCGTCGATAGTCCAGAGATATTTACCGTAATGCGTAAGCAATTACACGCGAAAGTAATCGCGGGTATCTATGGTGATGATGATGAGAATAACTAGAAGGGGTAAAGTAGTAGTGGGGTTAATTATTCTAACTATTGCCTACTTAATAGCCACCAAAATTTGGTGGGTGGGTAATAGTTGGTGTATCGGGTCAATGGATAAGTGCTTCATTAACCGATAGGCGATACTTACCCTAAGGGGGCTATCTAGCAATAGGTAGCCCCTATCGCTTTTAATGAGCTTCAAAGATAATTAAGATGTCGCCCTATTGCTGCCGATATTGTGCCGATTAAGTAGCCCGCCCAAGTAATCTTTATTAAATAAGGGGTAATCGTAATCAATAAGCCACCGATAAGCGCACAATTACCCGCAATAGTGGCGTATTAGGCTCACAATATAGGCGCACAATAGGCAGACACCGCGTAAACCGACCCCACCAAGTTAAAAAACCCAGACTATATACCAGTACTCCCACAATAAAAATTTTTGCTAAAGTGAACTGTAAACCGCCGTGATTGATCTACCACAGAGCTACCACCAGTGCTGTCCGTTATGTCCGATTTGATATACTTTGTTAGTGAGGTTAGTCACATTTATAAAGATTTTTTACTAAAAAACGGGAAATGAGTTATATTTCCCGCCTTATATATAGTAGGGGAGTAAAACGGACCTTATTAGTTTTACGACCCATACCGCCTCGGCTGTTGCCTCGGCGAGACCCCTAAGGGCGAGCCGAGGTTTTACCCCTCACTGCGCTTTAGGCTTGCTCGGGAGCAAAGCGACAGCGAAGCGAGCCGAGCACACACACTATCGCGGCAGGTGTAATAGGTTACTCCTAGTAACCCCTATCATCCTCCCAGTATAAATTTATAATTTGATATTCCGGCGCTTTTTTCACAAGGAGATTAATGGCTGAGAACTCAGCAGATATCGCGAAGCGAATTATTCTCGGTTGTGTAGCAGAGGGTATGACAATAGAGCAAGCCTGCGCTTCAGCCGGCAAATCTATGAAGACCTACGAGTACTACCGTAGAAGCGATAAGGTATTCGCCGATAAGGTCGATCGAACTAGGCTAGGTTTACGAGATAAGAACTTTGCACTTGGTGATGTAAATGAGATTAGCTTTGCTACCTTCAGAGATCGCTTCTTAAAGAACAAGACATTTCCCCATCAACAAAATCTAGTAGATATGATTGAGGTTGGTAAACCTTCTTGGTTACACCCCTCTATGAAGTATGAACCAGGACTAGCTAATAACCGCATACT